TTGAGCCGCTGCAGGCCTGTCGCGGCAGCTACCGAGGCCTCCGCCTGCTGTACCTGCGCCTGGGCATAGATGCGCTGCGCTTCAGCGCCTCGCAGTGCTGCCTGGGCGTTCTGGACCTCCGCGATGCGCTGGGCCAGGGCGGCCTTTAGCGCCATGCCAGCCTTGGCGACATAGAGGGCGAGAGCCGCAGCGCCCGCGCCCCCCATGGCGACCGCCACTAGGTCAACGTTGTCGGCCAGGGCGATCAGCACGCTCGACAGGCCTGCGACTGCGCCGGTCTGCTCCTCCATTCCGCCCAGGAAGGCCTGAATGGCGTTGCTAATGTTCACCATCGCGTCCTGCACACTGGTGGACATGTCAGCCGCGGCCTTGCGGTTGACCTCCACGGTGCGCAGCAGGCCGGTGTTGATGTCATCGAGCGACAGTTTGCCCTGGACACCGAGCTTGCGGATCTCTTCGGCACTCTTACCGGTGGCGGTGGCGATCGCGGTGACGATGGTCGGCATGGCGTCCTGAATGGATACCCAGCCATCGGCCTCAACCTTGCCGGTCTGCAGCGCCTTCGAATAGGCATCCAGCGCGGAACCGGCCTTGTCAGCAGACGCGGCGTTGGTCACCAGCAGGAAGCTGAAGCTGTCGGTGATGTCGAGCGTTTGCTGGGTGTTGAAGCCCAGGCTGCGCATGACATCGGCAGTGCGAATGTAGAGCTCTTGGGCCTCGGCCATGGGCCGGTAGGTTTCCTGGGCGGTGCGTAGCAGGTGCTCCTGCACCATCTGGTATTCGCCAGCACTGCCCGCGGCCGCCTTCATGCGGTCCGACATCTGCCCATAGGCGTCGACCTGCTTGATGATGCCGCCAATCAGCCCGGCGCCAGCAACCGCAGCGAAGGCGCCACGCATTAGTGCACCAGCGCTCTCAGCCGCTGCACCAGCCCTGTCAAAAGCCGAGTCGACGGTGGCCAGGTTGCGGTCAATTGTCTGACTGGTCCTGGAAACTAGCTGATCGGCGCTCGCCAACTCACGTCGCAATTGGGCAGTTGTCGCCTCGATCTGAACCAGCATTCCTTGGACTTGCTGATCGGCCATTCTGATCTCCAGAAACAAGAAAACCCGCCGAAGCGGGTTGTGAAATGAATATGCTCTACTGGATGACTAAGTCACCCAGATTCCAAAGTTTTGTTTTCCTGTCATAAGAAATCTTGGCCTGATAGCTGCTGCGGATCATTGCCCCAAACCCGTTCTGTGAGTCCACATAAGCTGAAACTGAGAATCCACACGCTCCATCAGCAAAAACATCTACCCCGCTATCATTGACATACGGGAAATTTGCACTCGCTGGAGATTTCAATCTCTGCTTAACGAAGTTTTGGGACATAACGAAAGCCAGTGTCGTGTTTCCACAATCCCTTACTTGCGCTTCGATCTCACGCTGTGGGCTGCTCTTCCATGAGTAAAACCACGACCAGCCACCAATGAGTATCACCGCCGCAACGGCCAGCGTGAATCGTATCTTGCCTTCAGCAGTCTTCGAGGTTGTTGCCATTACAGAGCAGGTCACGTAAACCACAAAAACGACAGCGACCGTGAATAGGATCATCAGAAAAGTCATGTTCAACGTCCATATTGTAAGAAACAAGAGATTCTACAGGCTGCTCAGACCTTTCTCCCAGTCAATGCCATCCTCAGCTTGTCAGCTACATTGGAAGCACTTGGCTTCTCCTTCGAGCCCTGCTTCTTTCCGGTACCGAACGGGTTGGTCATCTGCATCCACTCGATCCTGGCATCCATGGCCATGAACAGCTCAGGGAGCGGCGTAGACCAGGCCACATCCGGCGCCCAGCCCAGCCAGCCGGTGGCGATCCCATACAGCCGGTCGACGTAGCTGCCGTCTTCGACAGCGCTTACGCCGTCCCGACTTGGTCGTTTCCCGGGTCACCGCCTCGCGGATTGTAGAGAGCGCCAAGATACCTGGTGACTGGCGGTGTCAGCCCGGCCACGCCTTCCTGCCAGACCTTCTCGGGCAGCGCTTCGGCAGCCTTCCCTTCCAGGCCAGCACCGGCGGCAATGATGAAGGCCACCGCATCCACGCCTACTGCATGCAGGGCTCCAGATGCGCCGCGCAGACCGCCGAAACGGCTCTCGATCGCCCTCACTGCCTTGAGGGTGGGTCGAAGTGTGAACTCCTCATCGCCCAGTTTTACGGTAACGGTACCGTGCAACGTATTGTTCATGGATCAGGTCCTATGTTGCCGGGGCCGAAGCCCCGGGTGTTATGGGGTGACCGGTGCCGGCAGCAGCTCGAGGATGTCCGAGTTGATGCCGATGGTGACATTGCGGCGGACCACGTTGTCAGCAGCACCAGGTGCCACGGTGTTGTTCATTACCTTCCCACGGAAGTAGAACGTGGTCGGATTGATCACCGGCGAGCCGTCTGGGTCACCGTCGTTGAGGGTGATTTTGATGTTGTAGTCACCCTTGCTGCGGTCCTTGTGCGCGGTCTTCACCGCGTTCTGTCCAGCATCGCCGTTATCCAGGCCCACGGTCAGGGTCAGGTCACCGGCGTCAGCGGTGCCCTTGTACTTGCGCACGCGACCGTCTTTCAGCGAGGTGAAGTTCACGCTGCTGAAGGTGTCACCGAACTCGCCCAGGTCCTCGATCTCGCCCACTTCGACGTAGGTGTCGGCCTTGTACTCGGTTTCGGTGTCCGCGCCGGTCTTGCCGCCGATGAAGAAGCGGCAGCCGGCGGCTGTGTTGAGGTTGTCGTCGGCCATGAGGGTTCCTCCAAAGGCACATTGGATAAAAGCCGCGGCGCGGCCGGTGGATGATTCAGTGGGTGGTGATCACGCGGACGGTGATCGAACCCTGGTAAGTGATGCCGTCGGCGTCGCGCTGGGCATCGGCCTGCTCGACCCGGACGGAAACGGCACGCCCCACCTCCAGCGGTAGGCGGCGCTCGTCCAGGGCGGCGATGACCTCGCCGTTGATGCGCTTGACCTCAGCCTGTCCCACGGCATCAGACCAGACCGACAGGTACAGCAGACGCGTTTCGCGCTTTCGGCCAGAGATGGGGCTGCTGTTGACCGAAACTTCCCGGTCGATGGAAACGTACGGCATAGCCGCATTCAGCGGCGCACCGTCATAGATCGGGCAGCTGACCTCGGCTTGAAGCCTGGCAAAGATAGCCTCCTGCAGGGCCAGCGATGGATCAGCCATTGCCTACCCCCTGGCTCGCCTTGCGCAGCGTGCGGCGGACAGCTTCCTCAAGGTCGGCCATGACGTACTCGCGGTTGACGTCCAGAGACGGCCGCAGCCACGGGTGAGCCGGCCTGGCGGGTATGTCCGGGTACTTACCGAAGAAGTGCTGCCCATCCGACTTGTTCTTGGTGTCGCGCTGACGGAACGCATTGCGGCGTCCTTTCAGCTTCGACTTGTCGCGGTTGTTGGTGTGCACACCGCCAACCGCGTTGCGGTCGGCCCGCTGGTACATGCTGCCGGAATAGCCCTTGGTGCCATACTCGAGGAACCGCAGATAGAAGAATCGGCGGTTGTCCCGCTTGCCTCTGATGCCGACCTGGGCATCAAGCCCGCTTGGGGCCACGTAGACCCGCATGGCCGCCGACGCAGCGCCAGTGTCCTTCGGGATCAGCTGCTGCTGGGGGGCCAGCACACGGGCAGCCGCCTTGGCCATGGCCGGCTGCAGTTCGTTGTCCATTGTCTTGTGTATATTGCGCAGCGTCCGGCGCAGCCGAATATCGCCGCGGATACTGGACCGGCGTGCCATGGCCTACTCCTTGGCTTGGGCGGCCTTCGCTGGCTTGTCGAGGGTGGTGGCTTCGTCCTTGATTTCCACAGCATAACCGCGAGCGATCAGGCCCTTGCCGTACGCCTCCTCTACATCAAAGATTTCACCCTTCTCGCGCTCGCCAGAGGCGCCTGTCAGCGGCCCCAGTGCTTGAATTTTCATGGTTCACCTCATGGGTTGGGGACGCTGGAGCAAAGCAGCCGCAGCATGTCCCGTTCGTTGTTGAGCAGCGGCGCCTCGACCCGGTAAGTCATGCCGGTGCGTTTCTCGGTCAATCGCCAGCCAGCGGCGATGTCCGAACGTGGGCGGATGCGGATCTCGGCGCTGATCATCGCCTGCAGCTGCTCGGCAACGGGCGAAACACGGCCGGTCGGAGTGGTGACCTCTGCCCAGACTTCACCGACCTCCAGCCAGGCTTCAGTGGCCCCGCCGGAGCGGTTCTGCTCGCGCTGGGGTTTGAAGATCCGGCAGCGGTGCCGCATGGGTCCGGCCCTCATACGTTCACCCAACGGTGCGGGAGCCAGAGCGCGTTGGTCGCCATCGGAAGCTCTGTTGCAATGGTGCCGATGGCGACCGTCTCTCGGTTCGCATACCAGTGCCCGACCAGAAGCAGAGCGCCCTGGCTGATCGCCTTGGTGACGACCAACGCATTACCGACCGGATCAGGCAGCTGATCGCCCTCGGCGATCAACTTGCGGTTTGTCCAGAGTTCGAAAGTACTGATGGCAGCGTCGACGTACCCTTGGACAAGGGTGTCTTCCTCATCGCCGTCAACCTTCAGGTGCGTTTTGACCAGGGCAAGGTCAATCATTTTTCGGCACCAAGGCCTGTAGCTCTGGCTTCTTCGCAGCGGGATCGAAGCCGATGTTCTTCGCGGTCAGCCATTCCTTCAGCTTGGGAACAGTCATCTTCAGCGGGTCGGTTTCGTTCTCGGCGTCCTTCTGCAACTGGATCGCCGCTTCGATCTCTTCCTGCGAGCTGCGCGAGGAGTAGCCTGCCGGCGGGTAGGTCGCCGCTGGATAGCCGGCCTCAACCCACTCGGCCACAGTAGGACCGTCTTCACGCAGCCCTGCCGCGCTTCGGCGTTCAAGGTACTCCGCCACGCCCAGGTGCTCGACTGCCACCAGCGCGCAACGCTCCGACACATCGTGCTCGCCTGCCTGAAACTCGACTACCTGGTTGCCGTCCACGGCGAATGGGAACGGCTTTTTCACGAGAATGATTGGCATAAATCCTCCGGGGGATGGGCGCCCGAAGGCGCCCGCCTGATCAGGCAGCGCTCAGGGTCAGAACCTTGATCGCCTGGGAGTCGACAAGCATGCCGCCGACGCGCTTGGTGGTGTAGAAGCCAACGAACGGCTTGTTGGTGTAGGGGTCGCGGA